GCCATGACCACCCAAGAACTCAGTGCATCAACATCGGATATCAGTACCGCAGCGCGTCAGGACTTCAATTTCCTGGCGGCGCTCACCATGCCTACTGAGTTCTTGTTTCCCTTCCCTGCCTTCTTCCTGACTCTCTTTGCGCTCCTCACCAATCTCACGGATCGCATTCAGCGCTTTGCCATCGGCATCCCTCGGGGCTTTGCAAAGACAACCTTCATCAAGATCCTCTGTGTCTGGTATATTCTTTTCTCCAACAAGCATTTCATTCTGATCGTCGGAGCTAGTGAGGCCAAAGCAGTCAATATTCTCTCTGATATCTGTGACATGCTCAGCTCTCCCAACATTCGGAGAGTGTTTGGCCATTGGGATGCCAACATTGAAACAGACACCAAAGTCAATAAGGTATTCCATTTCCGTGGCCGTGAGATCGTTCTGTGGGCTGCAGGTGCTGGCACTTCTGTGCGCGGCATCAACCGAAAGAACAAGCGCCCTGACGTCATGATCATGGATGACATTCAGGAGCGAGAAGATGCGCCTAACAAAGAGCTTGCAGACCAGCTTACCTCTTGGATGCTCTCCACTCTGATGAAGGCTCGCAGCCCGTTCGGTTGCACCTTTATCTTTGTTGGAAACATGTATCCTCAGAACTCCATCCTAGAGAAGCTGAAGAACAATCCGCAGTGGACCAGCTTCATCGTGGGGGGCATTCTGGAGGATGGCACTTCTCTCTGGGAAGATCTCAAACCTATTGAAGAGCTTGTGGCTGAGTATGAGAGCGACACACTGATGGGGCACCCGGAGGTCTTCATTTCTGAGGTGCTCAATTCTACTGAGATTGCTCTAGCATCTGGTATTGACGTAGGCAAGATTCCACTCATCCCGTCCTACTATCTCACAGATGAACCAGGAGAGGCCAGCTTCATCATCATCGATCCCTCCAGTGGCAAGAAGACTGGGGACGACTGCACAATCACCCATTATGAGGTGCGCGATGGCAAGCCAGTAGCGGATGAGCTTCTGACTGGCACCTTCACCCCTTTAGAGACCATTCAGCAAGCCCTGGAAATGGGGGTTCGCCGCAGTACTCGCTGCATCGGAGTTGAGGGAGTTGCATACCAGTCCACACTGCTGTTCTGGTTTGAACAAGTTTGTGAGCAAGAAGGCATTCACGGTTTTGAATTCGTGGAATTATCTCCAAAGGGGCAGAACAAGAACAACCGCATCAAGCGTGGCCTAGTAAAGCTTCTGGCAGGCGAGATCTATCTCCATCCTACCGTCCGTTCTCTGGTGATTTCTCAGATCGTTGACTGGAATCCGCTCAAAACAAACAACAAGGATGACATCATAGATCCAATCGGCTATGTGGAGGAGATGCTGCGAGATCACGAGCTTGAGATTGTCCGCAATACCTTCTGGCAGGTTCCTCAGGAGATATCTAGTGGCGCATCGCATACAAATACACTTCAGCTCCCCTTCTAGCAACCGATCTCCAACTAGCTCCAAACATGGCAACCTCTGTAGCACTTCTAGCCACGCTCAATCTCGAGCAGCGGCGCTCATTTCTTGACTATGCTAAGCGATTTGCAGAGAGCTGCACTGAGCTTGGCACTTTCCGCGCACTGCTGGAGCAGCGGGACCGAGCCTACCAGCTCCAGATGGATCAGACTGCAGAACGTGTGCAGGAGATTCAACGCTCCTTGCGCAGTCCTAGTTCCGCCCGCCGTAAACTGGCAGATCTGGAAGTGCCCATCGTGATGCCTCAGATTGAGAGCGCGGTGGCCTACCAAACTGGTGTCTATCTCACCAGCTATCCAATCTTTGGAGTGGTTGCATCTCCTAAGAACCAAGATGCAGCTCTGCAGTTTGAGACTGTGATTGGGAACCACAGCATTCGGTATGGGTGGGCGCAGGAGCTGATCAAAGCATTTCGCAACGGATTCAAGTACAACTTTGGGCCCGTTGCCTGTCTGTGGCGCCGCCAGAATGCTGCCACTATCACTACCTCAACTAGCGCAGCTACTGCGGGACTAGGGCAGCTGCAGCAGATGATGCAGGAAGGAAATGTCCTCCGCACTCTGGATCCCTACAATTGCTTCATGGACATGCCGGTGAGCCCGTCTCGCCACCATGAAGATGGAACTGCCTTCGGGTGGAACGAGCTTCACAATCGCATGCAGTTCAAGCGCTTTGTTGGCACCCTCGACCCCACAAAAACTACCTCGCTGCGTGAAGCTTATGAGAGCAGCTTTGAGGTGCAGGGCGGAGATGCTGGAAGTGCTACCAATTACTACAGCCCGACAATCAACCGCGCATTCAATGTCAGCTCTCTCGTGACTGGCACCAACTGGCTGCAGTATGTCGGGCTGGCAAACAGCACTTCAGGTGCTAATCGCATCAACTATCGCGATCGTTACCTAGTCACTCATTTCATTTGCCGTGCGCTTCCTAGCGATTTCGGGCGCCAAGGCAACACGCCTGCCATCTTTTATGGCATCATTGTAAACTGGAAGCATGTGATCTATGTGGAGCAGCTAGTCTCTCCTAACGACCATCTTCCTGTTTTCATTATGCAGCCCAATGATGATGGCTTGGGATACCAGACGCAATCCATGCTGGATACGGCACTCCCGTTCCAGGACATGAGCAGTGCGCTGTGGAACATCACACTGGAATCGCAACGTCGGGCAGTCTTTGATCGACTGATCTTCAATGAGCGCTACATCAACAAGGCAGACATTGATCCGGCCAGTTCTGTGGCTCGCATTCCGCTGCGTAACGCCAGCCAGTTCAAGGGGGATGATATTGGGAAGGCTGTCTACCAGATCCCGTATCGAAATGACGGCGCTAATCTGAACCTGCAGCTGTCTGAGATGGTCTCTCAGATGGCAGATGTGGCCAGCGGTCAGAACAAGGTAGATCGTGGGCAGTTCCAGAAGGGCAATAAGACTAAGACAGAATTTGAGACCACGATGGCCAACAGCAATGGTCGTCAGCAGCTAGTTTCCATGAGCATTGAGGGGCAGTTCATGACCCCTCTTAAGGAGACTATCAAGAACAATCTCCTCCTCAATCAGGCTGCTGGCACCTTCATGAATCGGGATCAGCAGGCTGAGGTAGAAGTTGATCCTGTGAAGATGCGTGAATCCATTCTGGAGTTCAAGATTACAGATGGGATCCTGCCTGCAGATAAGCTCCTGAACATGGAGTTGATGAGTGTCTTCCTGCAGACAGCTCAAGCCATGCCGGCTGTGATGACTGAATACGACATCATGGGCATGTTCTTGTACTGGGCGAAGCTGAAGGGCGCTTATTGGCTGAAGGACTTCAAGCGCAATCCTGAGCAGCAGCAGCAATTCCTGCAAACCTTCCAACAAACCTCGATGGCACAAAATGCGACCCCTCCTGAGCAACAAGTTCCAGCAGTTTGAATTCACCGAGCAAGAAGAGGAGCAGGCTAATCAGGTCTCTCCACTCTTCTATGCCTATCTGCAAAACAAGATCGCCAGCTATGCATGCGCAGTAGTTGAGTGGTCTGCAGAAGGAAAAGATCTTACAGCAGCAACTATCAGGCATGAGCGTCTGAAGGCTCAGGTCGAAGTACTTGAGGAGCTGCTGTCCGAAATTCAGTGTCCAGCTGAATACCAAGAGCGCTGAGGCGCTTCCAACCGTCCGTCACTTCTTTCCATCCTCTTTCCTAGGAGCACCAAATGGGCTTTCTTTCTGGCATCTTCGGCAATCAACAGCAGCAGCCGCAACAGGCTCAGCAGCAGGCGCAGAATCCTTCTCAGCAGCAGCCTCAGCGGCCTCAGGCTGCACAGGGCAGCGGCGGTCCCGCTCAAGTTCAGCAGCAGAATGGGCAGCCAGCCAACAGCCAGCTGCAGAATGGCCAGCAGCAGAATCCGCTGGACAACTTCATGAATCTGCTGACTCCCAAGGAGGGCTCTCAGCAGCAATCCCAGCAGCAGCCGCAGTCCATCTTCGGCAATGTTCCACAGGAACAAATTCAGCAGCAGATCAAGAGCGCCAACTTCACCAATGGAATTGACCAGGCGAAGGTACAGGCTGCTCTCAGCGGAGATTCCAACGCATTCATGGAAGTGCTGAATGGCGTAGCTCAGCAAGCATTTGCTGCAAGTTTCCAGGCCAGTCAGGGGATGGTGGAGCATGGCGTGAGCACTGGGCGTAAGCAGCTTGAAGGCAGTCTGGATTCCCACTTCAAGAACTACATGCTCAAGCAGCAAACTCCTTCCAGTGATAGCCCTGCACTGCAGCACCCAGTTGGTAAGGCGTTTTTGCAGTCGATCTCCCAACAGATCGCGAATGCAAATCCCCAGATGTCACCTGCTGAAGTTGCAAAGGCAGCGGAGCAGAATTTTACTGAGTTCGCCAAGATGCTTGCTCCCCAGCAGCAACAACCTTCCAGCCAGTCCTCCCAACCTGCTCAAGATTGGACTTCCTACTTGCAGTAAGTCCTCAGTTTCTCGGTCTTTCAATTAACGGAGCCTCAAAATGGCAACTGGTCTGATTTCTTCCGCGCACTTGCCGACCGACCTGGCGGCAAAATCGTTCGCAGCAATGATCACTCGGCTGATGCCGAATGGTACTGCGCCTCTCTTCGCACTCACTTCCCTGCTGAAGGATGAAACTGCGAAGGGGCTAGAGCATGGGTACTACACCGAGACCATGATCTTCCCGAGTCTGCAGATCAACAACGGCGCTGGCTACACTACTGGCGATACCAGCTTCACGGTGGATGCGTACAGCGATGTTGTTGCTGGCGACATGTTCCGCAATGACCGCACCTCTGAGGTGTACATTGTGAACACCACTCCCAGCGCTACGTCGGTGACTGTCACGCGTGCCGTTGGTACGACTGCAGCTGCAGCTCTGCTGGACAATGATGTGCTTTACCACATCGGCAATGCTTTCGAGCAAGGCTCGCTGCGTCCGCAAGCCGTGGCGCTGGTTGCTACTCGCTACGTCAACTACACGCAGATCTTCCGCAACAGCTGGGCAGTCACCAAGACGCTGGCTGCTCTGCCGCTGATTGCAGGTGATGGCGCAGTAGCTGAATCCAAGCGTGATTGCGCTGCATTCCATGCGCTGGCCATTGAGAAGGCGCTGTTCTTCGGTCAGAAGTTCCAGGGTACTCGCAACAGCATGCCGTTCCAGACGATGGAAGGGATTGTTGCTCGCGTGACCACAGCTGCCAGTGGCAACATCACCACCCTGGGCGCCACTACCAACTGGACTCAGTTGGAAGCTGCTCTGGATCCCACGCTGGCAGTGCAGACTGATGCCACTAGTGGCAACATTCGCACGATGTTCGTGGGAGGTGTAGCTCGTCGTGTGATTCACAATATTGCACGTCTGAACTCCACTTACCAGGTCACTGGTGTGGAAACCAGCTGGGGCATGCAGATCGACACGATCAAGACTCCGCGTGGCACGTTCGAGATGATTGAGCATCCGCTGTTCAATGCCTACGGCAATGCCAGCACTTGGTCCAAGATGGCTGTTGTTGTGGATCTGAATGCTTTCGCGATTGCGTATCTGCGCCGTACGGAAGAGAAGAGCTACAACGATAACGGCACCCCTGTTGACAGCGGTATTGATGCTCAAGGCGGTACGTTGACTACTGAACTGACCTGCCTCATCAAGAATCCTGCTGCCTTCGGGATTCTGTACAACTTCACTGCTGCGGCAGCTGGCTAAGAGTTCTCCTCGGTGTGGGACTTGGGGAGGGGGCTGCGGCTCCCTCTCCTTTTTTCGCATCTTCCTTCCACCAACTAACTTCCGCACATCATGCTCACCTCTGCAAACTACGTCCGTGAAGAGGGCGTTCTGAATTCTGGCGAAGAGATCTCCCCTGAGTGGGATCTGAAGGCACCTGGCGTTCGAGTGTTTCGCGCCTCTGTGCACAACTGCCGCACTCACATGCCCGATGGCGCTGAGATTCGATTCCGCGGTGGCATGTTCGCAACTGCCAACCAGGACATCATCGCGTTTCTGGAGAAGGTCGCAAACAAGCGCGGCAGCCTGGTCTATACAACTGCTGAAGACGCGATGGCTGTTGAGCTTGCTGGAGCAGCTGAAGATGCTGCGCTGCCTGCAGGTAATGCTCAGAAGACCGGCACTAAAGCATCTGTTGAGATGCTGGAGTCTTCCAAGAATCTGAAACCTGTGACTACTATTCAGAAGTAATCGCAGCAATTATCACCGTCCGGAGAGTGCTATGGCTGTCACCTTTGCAGAGATGCAATCTGCTGTCAATGATCTGACCAAGCGGCCAGAGCTTGTGGCAGTCACCAATCTTGCAATTAGGACTGCAACTCTCCGGGCGCATGCTGTCGATTTCTTTCCTCGCGATCGTGCGAGTTTTGTATTTACCTATACACCTCCCACATCTACAGCTTTTGTAGACATTTCAGGACTTTACACTTCCATTCCGCTGCTGCGCACTGCTGAGTTTCTGCAGAG